GCAACAAAAGGATTGGTAGGCGGAACAGGAATTACGCTTACGAGCAACGGAACAGACGTGACAATTACTAATAGTGCGCCAGAGGTTAATCCTACATTGACTTCGGCAGGAGGAACTGAAACTTTGGTAAATGACGGAACTGGACCTGCACTTGCAACAAAGGGAATTACTGCAGGCACTGGCATCTCGCTCGGTTCTGATGCAACTTCTCTTACCGTCACTAATAGCTCGCCTGCGTCCAGTGTTGCTCTTACAAGTGCTGGAGTCGCTGGAGGAACTGAATCACTTGTCAACGATGGTACGGGGCCTGCGCTGGCGACAAAGGGTATTGTCGGAGGTACGGGTATTACTCTTTCTAGCAACGGAACAGATATAACAATTACCAACAGCGCTCCTGAAGTGAATCCGACATTGACTTCTGCTGGCGGTACGGAAAGTTTGGTGAATGACGGAACTGGACCTGCACTTGCAACAAAGGGAATTACTGCAGGCACTGGCATTTCGCTTTCTTCTGATGCTACTTCTCTTACCGTGACCAACAGCTCGCCCGCCTCGAGTGTTGCGCTTACAAGTGCTGGAGGCACTGAAACTCTTGTCAATGACGGAACTGGACCGGCGCTTGCGACAAAAGGCATCACCGCGGGCACTGGTATTTCGCTCTCTTCTGACGCTACTTCTCTCACAATCACCAACAGCGCTCCTGGGGGAGGAGGTGTCACGCTATCAAACGCCGGCGTGGGAAGCTCCAACCAAACGCTCGTAGCAGACGGCACTGGACCCGACGTCAGCACCAAGGGCCTTATGGCTGGCACGGGTATTACGCTCAGCAGCAACACCACCGACGTGACCGTGACGCTCACGACGCCGGTTACCGTGGCCAACGGCGGGTCAGGCGCGACCTCGCTGACGGGAAAGTCGGTAGTGGTTACCAACGCTGGCGGCACCGCACTCTCCACGCAGAGCCTCACCGACGGACAACTGTTGGTGGGTGCTACCGGATCGTCGCCTGCTGCTGCCACACTCACGGGTACAAGCAATCAGGTGACGGTGACCAACGGCGCTGGAACAATCACGCTCGCCACGCCGCAGAACATTCATACCGCCGCCACTCCTACATTCGCTAGCGAGACACTCTCGGCGACAACCAATCAACTCATTCTTGGCACGACGAGAACAATTACTCTTACTGCACCTGCGCCGTCGGGGTCGCGTGTGTACACTATCGCCGACGCCGGTGGAGATGACACCTTTGTGATGGAGGCAAGTAGCCAATCGCTAACCAACAAGACCATTACCGGCACCACAAATACCGTGGAGGCCAGTGCGCTACGAACAACTGGGGCAGCAGTCAATGTGGCGGCAGCGAGTGCGCCTACCACTAATCTCGCCCTTGTTACCACTTCTGCCACCACGGCAACATGGCAGCCGATCGCCGTTTATCAGCGCGTCACTTCCACTACGTCGCACACTGGCTCTATCACGGGCTATGTGAATGTGACCGGCATGACGGTTGCGGTGGCCGCCAGCACGAGCTATTTGTTTGAGGCCTTTATTATCTACACTTCGACTGCCACCGCAAACGGTATTCGGTTGGCTGTCAACGGTCCGGTAATGTCACTCGGAGGTGTGTGGATGGGCGAGACGCGTTGCTATACCGCAGCCACCGCAGCATTTTCCTGTCAGCTTGTTACCTACGACACGGTAACCACCTCTGCAACGTCGCTGGCGGGCAACAACTTTGCAAGAATGACAGTGCTGTTTAATAACGGCGGTAACGCGGGCACGTTTGCTATCCGCGTCGGCACAGAGGTCGCTGCGCAAACCGTCACCATACAGGTCGGCAGCTACTTGCGCTACACCATTCTTTATTGATAACACATTCGACAAATAAAAACATTCAACATTTGTTGAATGTGTTTCGTTATTCGTTAAAAATCAGTTGATAAGAGCAAAACTCTCGTTTATCTAATACTGTTCCATCGGTATCGAAAACGTAAAGGAAAAATTCGTAACCGGCTTTGGCTTGAAATTTCTTAATATTTTTGTCGTAATCCAGAGCCAAGGTGTAATTTCAATGATGGTGTTGGTAGACTTGATATAGATGTCAGGATAATAAACACAGTTCTTGTTTTTGTGGTGGTATTTGATAGATGGGACGTCGATACCTGTATAAATATCATCTTCATCGATACCATTGTCTAGAAGCATGTGAAGGGCAAAAGGCTCATAACCTTGACAACCGAGAATACGACAGTCTTCTTTTTCCGATAACAATACAACAGTCTCGAGAAGATCGATACTCGTAAAACTTATCACCTTTCTTAATGACACGCGTGGACGACGACGTTTTCATACAATGAGTGCATTTTTTGTTTTCAAGAGCAGTCTTCACTTTAAGACTTACATCGTTCTCACAAAGCTTACACTTCCACTGTGCTTGATGTTGTTTGTTACTAGGAGCAGTCTTGAAAGTGAAAAGCGGAATAAGATGAAAGTCGGGATCGGTGTTTGCGTCGACGATTTCATCATAAAGTCTTTTCTTAATAGCACACTTCTTGCAATAACCACCTGCGAGAAAACGATCGCCTCTGGTAGTATAGATTTCCTTGCAAAGACATTTGATAGTAAGCGTAGACCTCACATTTATGTAGTCGTTCTTCTTGGTAACCTTGTTGAGCTTTGCGTGCTCGATGATGTGAAGGACGTCATTATGAATTTGAAGTGTAAGTAAAAATACGATTTCGATTTTTTGTACTGAATAAATATACAAGCTCAACGAAGTTCGCTGGAGTCGTGAGATTTTGACATATTTTTGGATTTCCGATCGATTTGTAATCGGAAATTGAAGGGGAAGAAAATTCCTAGAGGGTTGGGTGGCCCAAGCTGCCGTTAGCAACGCGAGCAATGTTCCAATTGGAACTAACGAAAACGTGGCGCCACTTCTGAGGGAACTCAGCACCAACAGTATCCTGAGGAGGCCACAGCAGATCGACGGTGCCGGCAGCAATGACAGCAAAAGGAGCACCGCTGACGCCCGAGGCGTCGATCGCGGCATTCGACATGTCGTGAAGAAGCGACACGTTCGCGAGCTTGCTGTAGTTGGTGGAACCCGAGGGACAGGTCGCGCTCCAGGGCTTGAGGGCGTACGCCCACATGTGATAGCCGGTCTCCTCAGCGATGGCGTCCGAGAAGTAGTAGGGGTGGATGAGCGAGTAGTAGTCCGAGCCCATAGCAAGTCGAGGCGTGTTCTCGTAAAGCAGCTGGGAGAAGGAGAAGGGGTCGGAGCCGACGACGGTGTCCACCATAGCCGAGCAGGTCGTGTAATTGCTCATCTCACGACCGTTGTTGCCCTTGGTGATCTCATAGAGCGAGATGTTCTCCGCAGCGAAGAAGAAGGACACGATGGCGTGAGACAGACGGAGGTCGAAGCCGGTACGCGAGGTAACATCCTTGAAGGGAGAGATCTGCGCCTCCTGGATCTGACGGATCAGCATGTCGCGGGGAGCGTCACCCATCTTCACACGCTCGTCGTTGTGCACGACAACGTAGTGGGCGTAGGTCTGAGGGTCAATCAGGCGAGGCTCTTGAGTGGTGACGGTCGCAGCACCGTCACTGCCAATGGTGTAGATGAACACGTCGGCAACGGTCGCGGCCGCGCCGCCCACGGTGCCGGGGTTGATCATCACCAACTCCTGCCAGCGGCGGAAGGTGTAGTTGATCTTGATATCGTTGAAGGGCAGGGCGGCCACGGGAAGGGCAAGACCCGAATCCTCGGCGAACCAGAAAGTCAGAGGGCACGAACGGTAGCTGCCGTCACCGAGGGCGACACCGGGACCCACGGGCGTAGTCATCGTCGAAACGTCACCGATCATGTTGCGGTAGCCAATACGCTTGGAGTCACGAAGGCGGAACTGGTAGTTGTTGTCGAGCCAGTAGTTGCTGTACTCCTGAACAGTCAGCTCATTGAAGGTGATAGAAACATGCTCAAAAAGATTGTGCATCAAATTGCGAGTCCACTGAATGGTAGAGTCGGTGTTGGGAGTGGTACCAGCGTCGTTCGGAGTAAGGCCGATCGGGGGAATCTGGGCACGGAACCAAACGCTAAGGACGTAATCACCACTACGATTGACCGAGGCGGCGACATTGCGCTGGCCAAAGTCAGGAGTACCCGAGCAGTGACGCAGAGTAATGGGGATAAAAGAAAACCAATTCGCCTTTTGCACGGAAGCGACAAAATAAGTCACTGCGTGAGGTCCTCCATAGAGAAAACCTTCCAACTCACTGAAAGTAGCAAGATCGACGAATAGAGTCGAACACGCTGTTGTAGTCGTCGTCGACATCGTTACAAGATGATTGTTATATTTGTACAAGATATTTTTTTCGAAAAAAATATCAACATTCGTCCACGCCTCAAGCGTAAATTACATAAGACCGAAGGCCGTCGGTTCAACAATGCCAACAAGTATTTTTGCGGGTAAAAATTATTTTGAAAGTAATTAAAAGCACTTAATTACTATTATCACCTCGATGTCGTTTTGCTCGTATTTGCCGCAACAGAAGAAAATCAAGAAGAAGGCTCGGGCCAAGACCGACACTCAGCAAAACTTTGTCGTCAATACGGACTTTACGCTCAAGCCAACTACTAGAGTTGAGACCAAGAAGATCACTACGAAGATCTCACAAAACTCTAGTGACGATATTTTACACGTCGACGAAGAAATACGTAAAAGCCTTCACGGTCGTATTTCTACTTTGCCCGAATTACAGAAAGACCTCGATACCCTCTTATGGATATCAAGGTCGAGTGATAATCCGCTTGATAAACTTAAGGCAAAGAAGGAGGTGGAGATTCTTCGTCGTCGCATGACAGATATCGAAGGTGGATTCGAACTTATGCTTTATCTTCTTCAAACATCAAGTTTGCTTGATAAGTATCGTCGTCTCAAAGCTGAAACTCAGCAGCGAACCTTTGTTGTCGAGACCAAAGCCGACGAGTCGAAACTCGATGACATCAACACTATCACCTTTGAGTATCTTCGGGTGGCAAGAAATTATATTAACCTCGACAAGAAGTTCGCTTCTAGCATTCGCAAAGCAACATGCCCTTCGTGTAAAAATGTACTCTATAGACAAGACACTAAGACTGCTGCACTTATTTGTAAGTGCGGAGTGCAAGTTGATCAACTCGATGACAAGCCATCATTCAAAGATACTGACCGTGTAAATATGGCATCACGATATGTTTATACGACACGAGGTCATTTCATTGATGCGATGAACCGCTTTGAGGGTAAACAAAATACAGAAATTCCAGATAGCGTAATTCAAATCCTCAAGTGTGAGATCAAAAAACACGGACTAAGCATCAAGCGTCAAACAGTAACCAAAGATCACGTATACATGTTTATGAGTGAACAACAACTCGGTGATTATTATGGTGATTTTAACCTTATCTACTTTCTTGTTACAGGTATTTCTCCGCCTAACATTACCGAGCTCCGTACTGAACTTCTCGAGATCAATGAATTTATCGACGAAGCGTATGTTGAAATTCGTGGTCCTGAAAGATCAAATTCACTCAACGTCGATTTCAAACTTTATAAGGGATTGCAGTTGATTTGCTTCAAATGTAGCAAAGCTGATTTTTATTGTTTAAAGACTCCGACTAAGCAAAGTGAACATGAAGAGAAATGGGCAGAGATGATTGATCTACTGAAAGCTCGTTATCCAGATGCATTGACCTCTCAAGGTCATAAGAGATGGAGATACCTCAAGACTACATAACATCGGTTTCAACGTAGTCAAAGGTAAAGATGCCTACATTTCTTGCAGTGCCAATGATAGAACCAGTGCGATAGACTGCTTGACCTTCAGTGTGTACTCCATATGCAAAAGTCCAATAGCGTCGATCTTTTTTTCCAAAGAGCTCATTATCAATTGCTGTTGCTTGAGCAAAACACATTTCAGTATCGCGCATCATATTTTGAATTGTTGCTATACTTTGGCCCTTTCCCAGCTTCTCCTTAATCGACGGTACAAATTGCATTAAAATGTAATTAAAGTTATTAATAACTTTAACTCACGATGTTAATCGGACAAGGCAACACTTCAGTAATCTACAAAGGCACATATTGTGGAGAAGAGTGTGCAATCAAGACCGTACCTATTGCAGCCACCCAACTTTCTAACGAAAATGAATTTCTTAATCAATTACAACACCCATTCATTATCAAATTACTTGCATCGGGACAATCATCAACAGATATCATTTATATTTACGAATTGCTTGACTATGATGCATTAACTTTACTCAATGCAAGTAAATTCGGATTAAATGAAGATATCGTACGAATTATCGGATTTCCTGTTTGTTGTGCATTAAAGTATATTCACTCTAGGGGTATAGCACATCGTGACGTCAAGCCTGCTAATATATTACTTTCGAGAGACAATGTCAAACTTGCCGACTGGGGTTTTGCAGCATATACTGATCAACCGTTTAACGACAAAAAAGGAAGTCCGATTTACATGGCGCCAGAAATCTATAGTCAATCTACATATCACGGCCCTCCAGCAGATATCTGGGCATTGGGCGTTACACTTTATCAATTAAAAACCAATACTTATCCCTTTGGCGACAAGGCCGACGATATTGACGAATTGAAAAACGAGATATTTACCGTCACTCCATTTTTGTCACTGTCTTCGTCTTCTTCGTCTCTTACTATCGACCTCCGAGAGACGATAACTTCATTGCTAACAAAGGATCCATCTTTGCGACCAAGTGCATCGAATGCACTTTATCTTCCGTTTTTCAAAATGTAAAAATCTTTTTTTCCTATAAGTTGTTAATATGGACAATTCTGTTGTTATTATTGCTCTTATCTTTTTGGCGGTATTTGTGCTTATCATGTGCTCTAATAAGAAATGCAAAAACGAGCACATTGGTGGCATGGATTCCAATGATCCGTGCGGCTGCAATGCTGGATATAATGCATGTCTGTCTCAAGGCAATCCAGCTCAAAAGTGTGCAACACAGTTGGGTTTCTGTCAACAGTTTTGTGCTCCCTGGGGAGGCTAAACTACTTTTTCATCTTACCGTAGTAAGATCAAAAAGTCCCCTTGAGAAAAATTGAAAATAAATAAAAAAGTCTTTTCATAATAACCAAATATGAAAATTCACAAAAAAGTTAAGGAGTTATTCCCAAACGGAGTAAAAAAGGCTGATGATCTTGTTAAGATCTTTTTGCTCTACGACAAGGAACGCTTTGACTTTGAAATCACAGATCGACTTGTTAAGAAGAAAAAGATCATAAAACTTCGACTTTCCTCTGCATCGACGCCCTTGACCTTTACTTTTGACGAACCACACACTATAGAGATTCAACTGTCGAGCAGCGCTATTCCAAACTTTACTACCGTAGACGGTGTTGATGCTCGTGACCCTACTACGGCACTTTTGCTCTTTTTCGAACATGCATTAATACATGTGATCATGATTCTCTGGGACCAGACGGATAGCGTATCTCATACTCCGCTCTATACTTGTGTGCTAAAAAAGATCTTCAAACACCACAAAATCGACAATCTCGAAGCCTTGCCGGTAAAAATTACGTTTACCCCGCCATCACCATCTCCATCAACGACACCAAGGTTCGGTTTCGCGTACAACTCAAATAGCTGTTATCTAGATTCTCTGATGACTGTGATTTTCAATGCGACCAAATCGATTTCAACAATCTTACAAGAAACCGACGTAGAAGAGACGAATTATACTTTATTTCCTTGTGGAAATATCGACACTGTCGACAAAATCAAAACGCACGCAGCTTTACTACAAGCGTCGATCGTCGCCGACTACAATCGTCTAAAGCAAAAAGATTCGAGGGTAACTTGTTCTACTACACGAACCTTGCTTTCTCGATGTCTACCCGGAATGCAAGTTCGCGGTCGGTGGCAAACCTACAATGTAGGTGAAACTTATGATATTCTCACCGACTTTTTCCCTCAATTGAAATTTGACGTGACTACCATCACTACTATCGGTGGCATTGACGATCCTTCATCAAAACACAAGGCATCAATGTTTACTATTGCGGAATTTCTCGTCGGTCCTGACACTCAACAGCCGATATATAACCGTATACTGTGGGATAAGTTACAAGCACCAACATTAGTCTTCTATAACGGAGGAACTCCTCGTATTAGAAATCTTAATGAGGAAGGCGAAGAAGATACGTCACTGGAAGTCGCAGGCGACGTTTATGAATCGTCAGTAGTCAAGACGAATTCCTTCAAACACACCATTCTTAACGATCGTTACTCTTTGGTAGGTGTGATTTTCTTACACGGTGTAACCGAACGCGGAGAAGGCGCGCATTACACATCAATCTTTTACAGTTATACCGATAAGACATGGTACAATTATAATGATCTGCACAATAGACTGAACAAGCGAAAACCTCCAACAGAAGATGAAGTTTTCGTAGATAAAGACGGAACGATGCCAGCAATGTATTTCTATCAACGCAACGATTAAATATGAAACACACACGTATATTTATATACGTGTTGTAAGCGCCTCCGATAAATGCCTCCGTAAGCGCCTCCGTAAGCGCCTCCGTAAGCGCCTCCGATAAATGCCTCCGGTGGGACTCGAACCCACACCCACTCGCTTAGAAAGCGAGGATCCTATCCGAATAGAATACGGGGGCACTACTACTCTTTATTTCTTTAACTAACTAAAAACTTGTATTCTCGAGGTGAACGCGATCGACACAGTATATATGTGAAGATAACAAAAACCTCAAGACTAAAAATCAACATGTTAAGCGCTGCGGAAAATATAAGAATACGAACATTGTTATAGACAATGTCATTTTCTGGCGTAAAAATGTCAGTTCCGTTAATTCCGCTACACCAAAGTCCTGATGTGTTCGAACGATGATAGACAGTATGGTCTGGGCACTTTAACGAAAGCACAGGCGTCATCAATGCTAAAAGTAAGCAAAGTCCGAACTGACCAAAGAAGAAAATCACAATAATAAGAATACCGTACGCCTTGTCGAGCATGTGTGTAACTCAACGTGTAACGCTCAAAGTGTCGACCCTAAATTTTCTTTGTCTTTTTTATAAGGCGAAGAAAAAAATGAAAAACTTGTTTGACATTTGTGAAAAAAGTAATCATTGATGTATCGTTGTATAAAAGTCACCAAGCGTCTTGACCGTGAAGGTTATGTGAAGATCGAGTTTGTCGATCACACAGGCCGCAAGCTCAACACCAAAAACATCGACGAGTATCTTCGTAACGAAGTTCCCATTGACCATCACCTTTTGGAGCTCTACGAAAGCGATAAGCTCAACCTCGAGGCGTTACTCGGAGCGGACTTTAATTGTCTGTTACGCTTTGCTACGTATTTACCAGTAAGAGGCCATATCCTTAACGAACTCAATGTTCGAGGTGTTCCGCTGAAAGGAAGCTACAATCTTTTTCCCCATCAAATAGAGTCGATAAGGTGGATGCGTGATCGCGAACAAAAGTCGCGAAAGGCCACGTACGGAATTCATGGTGGTATACTTTCACTACTTCAGGGTTTGGGCAAAACACTCACTGCCCTTGTTACCACGCTGAGTTTACCCAAAGGCGATTTTCCTACACTCATCATTGCGCCCAAGTCAGTCATCGCTGAATGGAAGACACAAGGCATTGAAAAGTTCTTCCCGCCCAACACCGTGAAAGCATTGTATTTACACAAAGATCATATACCTGCTAAACATATCAAACAGCTTACTCGAGCGTACATTTGTAGATTCGATTTTGTAATTACCAACTACGATACGCTCTTTCGTGTTTGTAAGAAAAACAAGTATAATGAAGACATCCGTGTGCTTGGAGATGAGCATTCTCTACAAAAAGGTAAAGTCATTGAGATTAAGGAGCGCACATACAAACAGGCAGATCTACCCAAGCGTATTGGCCTCGAAATACTCTACGGAACGCCATGGGAGCGCGTGATTTGCGATGAATCACATCGTTTTGTTAATCCTGCGACAAAGACCTTTGAGTGTGTGATGGCGATTTACGGAAAATACAAATGGTGTATGACAGGAACGCCAGTGAAAAACACTAGTCTTGATTGTTGGTCTCAGTTACGTTTTTGTGGTTACAAAGATGTAAAGTCGGCACTTGAGTGGTCACGGTCAGGGCCAACAAAATACGAAGAACAAGACCTAAAGAAGGCAATCCTTACTATGGGTTACGCCGAAGCCGGCATTACACTCAAACCTAAAACTCTTATCACTCACTTTGTCAGGCTTACGGATAACGAAGAAAAGGCTTACCAATATATCCTTGGTGTTATGCGCAGCGCGTACGATGATATGATGAACAAGCTTTGTGACTTTGCCTGTATCCTTGCGCTTTTTGTTCGCCTTCGCCAATGTGCGGTGGCACCGTATCTTATTACCAATATCAGTAAGCGTGATAAGCGAGGATTGACAAAAGCACAAAAACGAGGAGACGACCAAGCCTTGAGTCTTATCAACGGTCGCGTTGTCGAGTCAATCTCCGATGAACTTGGTGCTTGGTGCCACGACAAACAAAAAGCAGGCATGAACGCAGCGAAAATCAAGAAAATAGTAGAAATCATCCGCGCAACGCCCAAAGGGGACAAGGTTATGATTTTCTCTTCATTTACCGCATGTCTTGATCTTGTTAGTGACGCCTACAAAGCACACGAGCCAAAGGTTAAGATTGTTCAGATTGACGGAGGCGTCATAGGTAAGGCACGCTCGGACTCTATTGACGTTTTTCGTACCAACCCCAAATACAAAGTAGCGTTTTGTTCGTACAAGTGCGCGGGAGAAGGACTAAACTTTTGCGAAGCCAGGCATGTTATCCTCATCGAGCCTTGGTGGAACGATGCTACTCACCAACAAGCGATTTCGCGTGTATGGCGTATGGGTCAACAAAACGAGTGCTTTGTACACTTTGTCCTTTCGAAGAACACCATAGAAGACAAGATTATGCAAATCTGTCAAGAGAAAGCACAAATCGCGGATTCCTTTTTGGGCGGAACCGAACTCAAGGTAGGACGCGGAGCAGGCATCGACAAGTATACCATCGGCCGCATTATTAGTTGAATAAACAAAAAAATCTTTACTACTTAGTAAAGATTCGTCAAAGATCATCAAAACGAAGATCATCGAAGATGGCGTTTTCTCGTGGTTCGTCGCCGCGTATGGTAACGATCTTTCCCTTTACCACGACCAGAACCTCTGCCGGTATGTGGACACTTAATCTTTTTAGTGCTCCTGGCTATCCATCCTGAATAAACTCAATGAGTCGAATCTCGACGTGCCTATTTTCACTATATCTAGTGAAAATTGAACTAAACATTACTTACTTGATGTTGCAGCGGCCGCCGCCGAACTACTTTTAATTTTTCTTGCCAAATAACGACGTTGTTTGCGATTAAGAGGCTTACCGTCATTTTGGCCGTTCATGGAGAAGGTAAACTTTGGCGGCTTGAGTTTTTGCCATCCATGACTGACAAGTTCGTCTCTCATAAACTTGGCCTCTGCATCGTCTTTAAGATATGCTACGCGTCGTTCTTCGTCAGTATAGAAAATGCTTGTGATTTTGCCCTCTTGATCACGAGCGCAGATCCACTTGAGCTTGCCCTCGGATTCTGGAGAAAAATAACCATAGGGCATCTTATCATTACTTTCATTGAGTGGCTGTTGAGCTTCTGCAGTACCTAAAAGTGATTCTGCTAAGGGGTCGAGTGTAACCTCTTCATCGCTATCTTCATGGTTTTCGTGATCTTTTTCCATTTCTTTTTTTTACGCTTAACATATCTTTAACATGGACTACTTATCAAACCAAAAGTTAAAAATTTTCGTGGGGTACTACCCACGAAAATTATCAAAATCGACAATCGAAAAATGGAACAAAAGATATAAAAAATGCAGTGATGATGTTTTTTCTACTGCATTTTCCCGGCAAGCATATTAAAGAGAAAAATATCAAATACAATGAGTGACCGCATTTATTATAAGAAACTCGACGCTCGAGCGCGTGATCCTACACGAGCCACGCCATACTCTGCTGGCCTAGACTTGGCGGCACTTGAAGATTATGTGATTGAACCGCAAAAAGAAGGAGAACCGCTTAAGCTTTTGCAAACTGGTCTTGCTTTTCAGTTGCCTGTTGGTACTTATGGAAGACTTGCTCTTTGTTCAGGTTTTGCTAAATCTACGGGAGCAATTATCACTGCTGGAGTGATTGACGCCGACTACATTAACGAGATCAAAGTTATGCTAAGTACTAATCATCGTTTGGTGATTCCCGCCGGCACAAAGTTTGTACAAATGGTCGTGGAGTATGTGTGCATGACCCAGCCTATCAATGTCAAGGATGACTTTCCTCAAAAGCGCACTGAGCATCTTGGCTTTGGCAGTACACACGTCGTACAATAATTTGCAACTCGCAACTCGCTTGTGCGAGTGTTTCCATTTTTATTAAAAATGAAAATCGATCTACGCGGTAGATTAAAATATTCACAACATGCGAATCAAACTCAAGAATTTTCGCTGTCATCGTGACCTTGACGTCAAGATACCCAATAGTGGGTTTGTTCAGCTTTCTGGTGAAAATCGTACTGGAAAGAGTACATTACTTGCTGCTATCTGTTTTGCGCTTTACGGAAAACTCATCTTACGTCACAAAGCGAAGAAAACAGAAACACATCAAAGCAAATCATGTGCGGTAACGCTTTATCTTGATCAACTAGACCTCAAGATTACGCGTCGAACTAAACCCAAGCAACTTCTTGTTACCTATGACGAAGTAGAATATGAAGATTCAGCAGCACAATCCATCATTGATAAGGTAACGGGTATGACCCTGGAAACCTTCAAAATTTCATCATATATTGTTCAACTTGGCGAGGTTTCTGTGCTTTCACGAACACCTACCGAACAACTTAAACTCATTGAAGCATTAACCTTCAGCGATGACAGTCACAACATCTATCGTGACCGTATCCGTGAAGAGGTAAAAAATGCAAGAACGCAAAGATCAGAATTACAAGGTGAGCGTAATGCTCTTGAACATCGTCTCGGAGATCTCGAGACACAGAAGGTCGAAGAAATCACCGTTGTCGATAACGTCGATTCAAAGAAACTTTCTCGACGCATAAAACAAAAGAAGGAAACAATAAAAGCCACAAAGAAACAACTTGACGAATACAAAAAACAATTAGAGTATACGGTTTTACACGAACGTCGACTTCTCATCAAATCCGAGCTTGACAGTTTACCACACGTCAATGATGATCTTCTAATTCTCGAAAAGGAGATCGAAGATGAAGAGTCTAGACTCAAGGCTAAGAAATATCTAGAAGAACTTAAAAAGCTTAAGGTCGAACCCGAATCTATCGATGATGAACTTCGTCGTCTACGAAAATTACAATCAGAAATCAAGAGTGTAGAAATCGAAATTCAATCTTATGAGGAACGCGTTAAAGAACACAACGAAGCAACTGAAAATTTGCGACGCGTATCTCGAAACCTTCGTTCGAATTTCGCCGAGTGCAAATCAATGACCAAAGTCAGTGAATTTCTTGCCTACTTGAGAAAGATTTCAATGCCTTCGGTAAAATGTCCAAAATGCTCTACGCTACTCGCCGTCGACAAGAATTTTGAGGTTATTGGCACCGTCGACACGCCTAACGATACCGATGAAATGATTCAACTTTCTATTCAGCACTCTATTAAAAATCTAGAAACCGAATCTGCCAAACTAAAGAAAAAGCTTGGTACTAAACCTCAAATACCAGAAATCAGTCTCGAAGAAGTCATCGAGCGCATCTCCGCTCTTAGTCGACTCAAGACTAAACTTTCCACACTTGAGAAAATCAAACACCGTGAGGGCGTCGATCTTGGCAAGCTCAAGGAGCGTCAACATCAATTACGGTCAAAGAAGAAAAATCACTCCAGACTAAGCAAAGAATACAAAGAACTCTCTGAAGAACTTGAAGACCTTGCAGTTGACGTCGATCCCAAGAAAACCTCAGAAGAAATCAAGCAAGACCTCGAGGCCTCGGAAATTGAACTTGAGCGTCTTAATCGAACGCTTCTTGAGGCTATTCAACTATTCGAATCGTCACTCAAGGCCGAGCGTTATCAACGCTATCGTCGTGACCTTTCGATAGTAACCTCTGCGCTTAAGCGAAATGAGCTAGAAATAGAAGAAATCGACGATCGTATAGAAGGTCTTTTAGGTCTCGAAGCGACCTCTAAGGAGGCTGAAATTCTTGCCGTAGAGGAGACTGTTAACAGCATTAACGAACTTGCCAAAGGTTATCTGTCCACATTCTTTACAGTTCCTATTAGCGTGAGGCTAGAAATCATGAAGAAGGCGAAAACTACCAAGCGTTCAAAACTGCAACTTAACACCAATATCATCTATAACGGAGACAAGATCGATCACATCGGCGAAGTTTGTGTTGCAGAATATCAACTCTGTGATATTGCATTTATGATGGCTATCAATGATTTTGTAGGTAGCAAATTTTTACTTATGGATGAGTCGTTGAGTGGTTTGGCACCAAGTTTACAGTTTGACATCCTCGGTCACTTGAAGAGTTATACAAGTGAAAAACTCATTCTCATTGTTGTCCATGGCGCGGTCGAGGGCATCTTTGAGCATTCGATAAAACTCACTAAAGATGACGAAATTTAAGTGTTCAAGTCCGAATAATTATTCGGACTTTAAAATAATCAGTTAAGGAAGTTGCCTTGTTCAAACGCTTTCCACGCGATATCGGAAAGGCGCTTCTTCTGCTCGAGATCTTCGAGGTGACATATTTGGTGAAGATACCGTGTGGGAGACTTGGTATCGTCGAAAATCACATTGCACTCCGACTTGCATTTTGTGCAAGTTCCACAAACTACAGTAGTCTTGAAGGTTACGCTCGACATTGATGATTGGTAAAGTGCTACATCTACACATTTTCATATATATTTTTCATTTTTTTGATCACGTTAATAAAGCAAAATAGCGATGGGATTACCATGACCGTAATTGGAACTACGGTCGACGCCTAATGTTCCAGTACGTGTTGCGTAACCCCAATGACCTCCGTGAGAAAGTGGCGTCCACTTGTCGCCGAGACCGGGCACGTGCAACTTAGACAAGACTACTCTTGTACCGATAACATCAATGATCTTGAAATCGCGCGGAAGAACAACCTCTGGACTGAGGCTTTGCAAAGCAACTCTCATTCCAGGGCGCAATTCTCTCGTAGGGTAACGAAGTGTAACGAAAAGCGATTTCTCTCCAGATATCACCGGCGCAACAAAATCGTAGTTGATTGAAAAAATCTCAAGAAAACGGTCGGTCATTACTATGGGTCACGTTTTTCCTCTTAGCAAAAACTTGACACTAAATAGTACTACTTCGAAGATCGTTATGACTAGCAGTTTTCTTATCCGTGAAAAACTTCGTGAGAAGAAGGAGTGGTCATTTGGCGTCGGCGACGGTCAATCGACTTTAGGTGACTGGGATGACACTTATCTCCGACCGTATGGCGAATGTCATCCGGACTTTAAGGCAATTCCCATCGGCAACCCATATGGTGTAAAGATGTGTGTGAGACGCACCGTCGACGGTCAACGTATTGGTGTTCCTCTCGAAAAAGCCGAGGAGAAACTTCAAAATGGATATCAGCGCGGTTCGGTCAATCTTTATCGTCCTCAAGCTAATTTGCCGACTCAAGACTGGAATCCTCAGTTTTATCAAGATCGTCGCATGCCGTATGAGCAAGATTTGCTACGAGCGGATTATCAACGTTGGCCTACGCGTTACAACGGTACAGGCATGGAGCTTATGCATGCTCCGGCTGAACTTCGTGATCGAGGCCACCCCTATCATCAGTATGGATACTCAGACACGCCTAAGGAAGGTCAACACGGTCTACGCTCAGACTCAAACAAGGTCAATTTGCCCGAGACCAAATACGACGTTACGCGTGGTCAACAAGCATACCCTCTGTGGCGAGGCGAGCAAAGTTACCTTGGCAATTTTCAAAGTCAAACATATGATCGTGAAAATCAACGACGTATTGTTTGATTAAAATCAAAATGCAACACTTGTTGCATTTATTTTTTACATTAATAAATACTAAAAAACTGAAATGAGATGTAAGGTATAAAAAATTATTCAATCATGAAGAAACTTTGCACTGCTATTGCTATCAACGATATCGACTACCTACAGACGGTATCTCAAGCCGCCGCGTTGAAGTATTTTTATCAACACTACATACCTAGTGCTCCGAAGCAAGGAATTTTTTCGTTACTCAATCGCATTGCTGATCATGACGCTCACACGGAGTTCGACCGTATCATTACCATGGACACGATTGATATTCAAAAGTTACGTGAACTCTTTACGCATCCCAATTTTCAACCATCCAACGCAGTGATCACCAAAAACCTTCGCGAGGACGTTTTTCAATTGTTACTCGAAACTCATCGTCTAACTGTGAGTTTCGAGACCTATGAACAGCTACTTTCTATCAATTGCCCGGATTTGATTGAGATCTTTGTTTCATCTTCTCGTAGTCCAAATCTCTCGAAGGAAAGGACCTTAAGTCTTGCCGAGAAATACAAGAAACATCCTTTATCACTTTCTCTTGTTCTTGCCAGCGACAAGGCCAATCTTACATTGGTAATTAACGACAACTCATTGATGAAGTTTTGGATTACCGAAGCCAAAGGCGATCAACGTTATCAAGAGTTGGTCAAGATGTGCCGAGGGATGCACGGCGAAATTCAATGAAAAGATTGAAATACAAATACAAGCACAAGCTTTATCGTTCAAACCGTCAAAGATCGCGAGAGCGATAAAGATTCTAGAGGAAACACAACGGAGTTCGCTCGCGTCGTCGTTCAAGCCCGCCACGACGGTCAAGGGTCGAAGCTTGTTACTAAGTTGTGAATTCACGCGTGAGGAGATTCTCGATATCTTGTTTGAAGACGACACCGGCATTCGCTGTCGTGACATTGAAGATGTTAATGAGAAATCCGATGGTCTTTTCTACGAACTCATCAAGTTCCATGAAATTGAGCCAAGCCCGTACCTTTCCTTTTTTATCTTTGACGAAGAGATCAGTATGCGTCAAATTTCAAAGATCATGATCATTCTTGGCATGTTAAAGGTCATCGACATCAAGATGCTCAACGATGATAAGTGGGGCGTGATATATGCCGTCATGAAGTGATCACGTAATCATCACACAAGCGTGTGATAATTTTCTTCACTGAGGCAAATTCACTCGAGCCTTATGGTAACCGCCAAGGTCTTCGCTGCCGGGGACAAACGCTGGAATACCAGACTTCTTACGTTCTTCGTTGTAACACTCCACCCATTGATCGTCGTACGTCGGTGACTTGCCTTCGATTTCACAAAGCTCCTTGACGACCTGGACGTGTTTGCCCTCTAACTCTGCGGCCTTTGCTCGAAGACGCTCAACTTCTTCTCTCACACGCATCTCCGTCACACGCTTCATCGTGTAGTACTTCAAGGTCGTACGATCGTCATAGATGTCACCGCTCTTGAGCTCTTCCTCTCGTTCACGAAGTTCTCTCATGATCTTGCGCTCTTCCGCTTGTTTGTCCTTGACAACTTGATCACGCAGATGCACAACAGCCTTTTCATCGTCGTCGTTGATGTCCAGTATGTCCTTGCAAAAAATATCATTGTCTTCGGTAATCGGTAGCCAGTGACCGATAGGAGCAATACCTATCTTGTATTTCGAGTCGACTTCCTTGATGATCACACCTGCAGCGCGCTTGGCCGAGTGTTCGTCGACGTGACTTCCTCGAAGCTTGAAAAAGCCATAAGCAAACTTACCATTTGCCATCTTTCGCGGCTCGGAAAAGAGCATAAAAGAGATATTACCCACGACTTGATTGACAAGTGGAGGATCAATACTTGTCCTCACAACCATTGGGTAGGCGAAGCTTTGACCCTCGATCGCTACACGAGCAATGTCTCGTGGTAGTGTCGGATAGTCAGGAACAAAATACGTAGTCTTAGAATCGGGAGTGGCCATTGTATAAAAATTCACATATCTTTAAGTGACACTTTCTTGAGAGAAAGTGTAGTAATAGCTTGTCCGAAAAATGCAGCGACGATCTTTTTTCTACTGCATTTTTATATCTTTTGTTCCATTTTTCGATCATCGATTTTGACAATTTTCGTGGGTACCTCCCCACGAAAATTTTAACTTTTGCTTTTGATTTCATAAAAGAGAAAAAAATGAAAATAAGATTTTTTCTTGAGCGTAAAGCCACCAACCGTAAATCTCAATGAGCGAAAACATCGAAAACGATCAAACGTGGGACGTAGTCAAAGCATTTTTTGAAGAGAACAACCTATTGAAGCATCAAATCGAGTCGTTCAATGATTTTGTCGAGCACTACAGTTACAAGATTTTTGACCTGGCCAATCGCTGGGAAATCGTCGAAGGCGGAAGAAAGTACCTCGTCGAGCTCAATAATCTTTGCTTTCAGAGTCCGAGAATTACTGAGATTGACGGTACCGTGACCAAGTCACTTACGCCTATGCAATGTCTTCATCGCAACATTTCTTATATGTCGGAAGTCTACGTTGATGTTACGATTACTCCACCCGAGACCAAAGCTACTACACACAAAAAAATCCTCATTGGTATGATACCGGTAATGGTAAGATCTGACCTTTGCAATCTCTATCAGTACATCAACGACGACGTAGAAATTATGCGTCGAAAGGAATGTATCTATGACAAGGGAGGATATTTTGTGATTTTCTCTCGCAACGACTCTATCAGCACTGCTCAACGCAAAGTGTTGTGTTTGCCGGAAAAGCCCATGTCAAACAAGGTTTTTATTTTCCGCAATCACAAAAAGCCCAAATACGAGGTCTACGCAGATATCAAGAGCAATTCGCGGATTTTCCATACCACTACTACGCTTGTAGGTATCTGTGGAAAGAAAATCACCGCAGTTTTGCCATGGATAGAAGCAGCAACTATTCCTATAGGTGTTGTTTTTGCTGCTCTCGGCATAACCAATCCCAGAAAGATTATCAAGTACGTATTCGGCGATGAACTAGTCGAAATCTCCGAAGAAGAACGAACTATATTACAGGTCGCGCTCGAATTTTCTTACGAGTGTGATACACAAGACAAGGCTCTAGAGTATATTGGTAAGCGAGGCAAAAAATACTCGTCGAAGGAAAGTGAAGCAGAAATTGAAATTAACATTGATTACGAAGAACAATTAGAAAACGAAGATGAGATTAATGAAAAAATAGCAAACACTCGCGCAGATATTATTTCTTACGCTCAGCACTTGCTTGAGAGCGAGCTTTTCCCTCATCTTTCCGAGGGCGAACAAGCCACAGCAGAGAAAAAACTTTACTTTCTAGGCTACATGATTCGTAAGGTCATACGTGTTTACCTCGGTCTTGCTCAACCTGAAGATCGTGATCATTACGCATACAAGCGTATCACCTCGGTGAAGACACTTCTCGGTCAACAATTATACGGATCACTTAAACGTCTTCAGTCAGAAATTACTACGTCAACGCGAAAGGCTATGGCGGGAGAAAATATTGTAAATATCTTGATGTGGATGAAGCCAAGTATCCTTACCAATGCAATGATTGGAGCACTTGCCAATAACAAGTGGGGGATGCGAGGCAATGCGACTGCCGCAACCAAAGGCATTTCTCAGATCTATGAACAATTCAATTACGCAGCAAGTTTAGCTAACGCACGCAAACTTGTCGTTCCTATGGCTGCTGAAGGCGGTAAGATCATTGCGCCTCGTGACGTTCACGGAAGTCACTGGCTAGTAGTTTGTCCGTCAGAGTCTCCTGAAGGCAAGAAATGTGGCTTGATCAAAAACATCGCGCTCACCGGCATGCTAAGCATCGGTACGGATTCTATGCCGCTAAGAATATTCTTTCTTAATGACAAACGCGTCGAGGCTAATACGTGGTCGCCTGTCGGCACTAAGCTTCTACTCGATGGCGACTGGTTGGGTATGGTGCGCAAGGCAAAAAGCTTTGTCAAGAAGTATGTTGATCTTCGTCGAGCAAACGGTATTTCTCGAGAGGTATCAATCGTCTTTGACAAGTTTGCAAATGAAATTCGTGTTTCTACAGACGCAGGCCGTCTCATGCGTCCAGTGTTTATTGTTGATGATGGTAAGTTAGTCATCGCGCCTGCGATCATCAATGATGTTAAGAAGAAATACGTCACGTGGGAAAATCTCTATGATCTTCGCTGTGTAGAAATTATTGACAAAGATGAAGAAGAATCATGTTATGTGGCACTTAATCCCGACAAAGTCGTTTCGGACCACACTCATTGCGAACTCAATCCAGCGTTGATGTTTGGCGTCGGTGGTAGTATTATTCCTCATCCCAATCGCAATCAGTCGCCGCGTAATTGTTATCAAGCATCAATGGGTAAACAGTCAGTGGGACTTCCGTTTCTCAATTACCGCTTCATGATGACTGGAAATTTCCATGTGATGGGTTATCTTCAGCGTCCGCTATCGATGACACGCAGCGCATCAATCATTGAGTTCGACGCTTTACCTGCAGGACAAAATGCAATAGTCGCAATTATCTGTCGTGAAAATAATGAAGAAGATTCAATAGAGTTTAATCGAGCGTCACTCGAACGAGGCTTTATGCAAAGTTACAAGTACGTCTCGTATTATGCAGAGTTGCGTGGCGACAATGAATTTTTTCAAATACCTAACGCTGACACCTGTGGTCACTTTAGAGGAAACATTGAAACCCTCGACGACGACGCAATTGTTGCACCGGGTACTCGCATAAAAAACGATGACCTTCTCGTAGGTAAGGTGGTGAAAAATAGTCAAAATCACAAACATCCATACACTAGTGATAGTACGATCTACGAACATGAATGGCCGGCGGTAGTTGACCATGTTCAACGAGGAATTACTGGCGACGGTTATCAATACGTTCGTGTGATGACTGTTCAGCGTCGAGACCCAATAAATGGAGACAAATTTTGCTTTACCCCCGACCACGAAGTCTTAACCTCTGAGGGTTGGATAAAGGTCGAGTCGATTACCTTGTCACATAAACTTGCAACTCTTGATAAACAATTCGAACTTTGCTATGAACGTCCGATATCCGTTTGCGAGTTCGATTTGGATGACGAACAAATTATCGACATTCGTTCCAAGGACCTTGACCTTTCTATCACTACTAATCATCATCTTTTGACTTCCACCAACCCTGGAGTTCGACGCTTTGCGCTTTTTAGAGCGGATTCGATTTCCACAGACACCTATCACTATCGAAGCTCAAAACACTATACACCATCACGCAACACTCATTTTTCAAGCAGGGGTGCGGGACTACCCGAGTGGGTATGGCAACTATCAGCCAAGCGCGCGCGTTCACTCGTTCGTAATTATGATGGGTTTCACACAAACAATCTTGATTTTCTCAATGACCTTCAACGACTTGCTCTTCATGCCGGACTTTGTGCGATAATCAACAAAACAACACGAACTTTTGAACTACGCTCAGAAGAACCGATAAAAGTAGAATTTGCCGCGTTTCATCGCAAAACCTATACGGGGAAGGTTTATTGCGCAACTGTACCTAATGGCACCCTTTATGTTAGACGCACAAGCACCAACACGCTAAAGCCAGTGTGGACAGGTAATAGTGCAGTTTGTGCGCAAAAGGGTACGATAGGCGCCATTGTCAATCAAGAAGATATGCCATTTAATCCGACGACAGGCATGGTTCCGGATATCATGATTAATGCGATCGCTTTCCCCAGTCGCATGACGATCGGTATGTTTATCGAGGCCGCCACGGGTAAAGTGATCTCCAGTACCAACATCCTCAACACTATGAACATTCGTGAAGTCTTCAAAAAAACCAAACTCTCAAAGAATTTTAAGAAAGATTATATCAATCCCTTTACCGGAGGCGGCGACTCAACACCCTTCAGAGAAGACCGTCATGATCTTATCCAACGCGAACTTATCAAGTTGGGTTTTGACGGTCGCGGTTATGAAGAAATGATTAGCGGTATTACCGGCGAGTCGATGGAAGCCATGATTTTTATGGGACCGATTTACTATCAACGCTTACGGCATATGGTGATCGACAAGGTTCACGCTCGAGCACACGGACCTCGAACAACAATTTCTCATCAACCCACTGACGGTCGTGTCGCCGACGGAGGACTGCGTTGCGGAGTGCAAGAGCGTGATTGTTTACTCGGTCAAGGTGGCAGTCGTGTTATTCGTGACCGCATGATGGAACAGTCTGACGAATACCGTATGTGGGTCTGTGACCGTTGTGGGCTCAACGTGACTGTTCACGAAGAAAATCAAGACTTTCGCTTTTGTGAAGTTTGTCACTCAAGTGAAGTCTCAAAGATTCGCATGCCCTACGGAGCAAAGCTTGTATCACAGGAATTAGCAGCAATGAATATCGTCCCTCGTATTCTCTAGCCGGTGGCTGCGCCCCCGGACCCCCCCCTCATGTATCATTTATAGGTCATCCTATAAATTTTGATAATTATTTCCACAGACAGTCAGATCTTGATCTCATGGTAGCGACGAGCGGCATAGTAGGCAAGAAGACCAGCAGCCATGCCCATGACCACGATCACTGCAATGTTTTGGTCATTGAACGCCTCGCCCAATGCACCGAGGGCACCACTGTGATGATGTGCTGAGTTGTAGATCAACAAGAGATCGATAACAACGTATGCGGTCAAAAGACCAATAATGATGTCCTTCCAGTTATGCATCTTTTTTTCGCTTATATTACCCAAACATTTTTTTTCTTTTTTTATTTCAGAAGTACTTTCGGATAAATGAATGACTACATTATTGCAGCCTTGTTTATGCTATCAGCTCTTTTAATTGGTATGGTGATCGCGATGCTTTATGTGAAAAATCGAAAGCCTACTGATTCTAACGGACAGCCCGTCGATGACAAACCAACCGTTGTAATTATCTTTATGAGCTCGATTATCGCTCATTTTATCCTTTTTGTGGTTTATGTTGGTTTGAAAGATGAAAAGCGTGAGACTGATATCTACATTTCGAACAAAGAGATCAACAAGGTCGCTGACATGAAATGCAAGATCAAGGAATTCGGCGACAAAGTTGACCGTCTTTCAAAAATTACCTGTGGTTCAAAGGCTGGTACAGACGGTGCTGATTGTATTGCCGGCGTATGTATACCTCCTGCGGCAAAACTTGCTCCAGCCGCGCCCGCAGTTCCCGTCGCTGCCGCCGCTAAGGCTGCTTCTCCTAAGGTTGCTCCGAAGTCAATTGAGCTTGCAGCCGCTGCAAAGAATGCAACAGATGCACTTCAACGACTTGCGAACATCGTAAGTCCTCAGAAGGCACCGACGACCAACAATGTTGTTGCAGCCGCCTAATCGCCTATTTTCACTGTTAACAGTGAAAAATATTGTCAATTACGAAATCGTAAAAATAGCAAAACCAAAATCAAGATGAATAGGATAAGGACGATAAACATTACATTCGTTGTACCGGCGGGCTTAACATCGTTTTCCGTCTTTGCACACGCTCGATCGCATTGAGGAATTTCTTCGTCATCATAGTAAACTCGTTGTTCATCCGGATTAATGCTGATGAGTTTTTTGCCGGTAAGTGGCACATAACCTTGCCAAATCTTATCCTTGTTAGCATTGAAAACAATCAATGAAGCTGCTCCTGCAGGTGTTGGTAAAGACACGGTACCCATGGGCGGTATGCGTGTTCGTGGTTGAGCAAGGTGATGTTCACTTTCACACGGTGCAACATCAACCCAAATTTCTTCGTCGTGTGAATTGTTTCTCAGTGGTGACATTGTTTGTTAAATGATAAGTATACTTTATTGCAATATTTTCAAAAAATGAAAAAGCGTTCGCATAAACAGCACAATTTCACTTGTGCAAGTTAATGCCTTGGCGTCGTACAACCAACCCTACGTGGGTTACGATACTGACAGCTGGAGCGTCGTTCAAACCTTCTCTGACGAACAATCTGCCCAAGCCGCACTGAATCACATAACGGCATGTAATTATCGTACTATTCCGATTGATTTTCGCACATCTTTATCATTGATAAAGATGACGTTAACGCACTCGACGACCGTGTAGCGGTCCAGAATCAGATTTTACCAATGCAAAGTATTTTCTTACCCCTAGGCTTTTCAAGATAAACACCCATAAATCTTGAATCCTTGAGAACGTCCGACGGCTTCACGTCAGAAATAAGCCCGATCACTGGACGTGAAATCTCCAAATTAAAAAGCGCACGTTGATATTTTGTAATTTCTGAGGTATACGGAGTTGCCGTATACGGCATGTCTAGGAAATGCGCAAAGAGTCGAGAAATAAAGTTATTATATTTACATTGACTCCAAAAATTACTAAGAGCAACCAATGCATCATACGACCAACTAAATTTGTTAGGCATCCACGGACCATAGCCACTATTATAAACACCATCTCTCACCACCCACTCCTGTCCAACCATTGGCTCAGAATATTTGACTGCGAGACCAAAGTCCGCAATTTTCACAAGAATTCGTGTTCGAGGAATATAGATTGAGGTTTCACCAATGATGTACTCGAAAAAATCATAATCAACAAGGCGTTCACCCTTCCACATCGTCGCAGGCGTAATTCTCTCAAACATGATGTTACCAAAGTGCAAATCATTGTGTGAAATTTTCAATGTTTGATAAGTTGCAATGGCGTGTAAAACTTGAATTGCCACTGCATTTTCATCGACCGGGTCATTCATAGGAAATAGCTTATTAATCGAACCATCAATACGCTGCATGAAGGTGTAGTTGTGTGTGCTATCACGTTTCTTACATGTTGCAAAGGAGAAGGTATGAATAAAATTAATCGACATGCCCTTTTCGTAAAATGCGCCTGCAAGCAGTCCAACGAGATATTCAGAAAACGCACTATTTTCGCAGATGTACGATCCCGCGGGAAACGTCACTGTTTTGTATGAACCGGCAGCATCGGGAAACGTCATAGGCTCTGTAGTTAAGCATTCTTCAGCAAAGACCGGTATAACTAGTCTTTCGTATTGGTGTAAATAATAGTCTACAATTTTCTGTGATATATGATACTCCTTGATTGCTTCATCAAACTTATCTTGTGTGTCATAATATAACAGATCAACTTTCATTGACTTCTTTGCAACATATTCGGCATAAGTACCGTCTTCGAATATGATTTCAAAGACTTCGCCTTCGCTTCCTTGACCGAGCGTCTTGCCAAGTTTGATTGTTGAGAGCATAAGAGGACAAATATCATTAACGGGATCGCCGAGGAAGGAAACGATAGGCCCTCGCGTGTCATAGATGCGCAAGGTCTCGCGGCGATTGTTAAAGAAAATTTCGAGTATCTGTTCGTTTTTCGTACTCATCTTTATAAGTTATAAAGATAAAATAAATTTAGAACTTACCGATGCAAAGTATTTTCTTGCCCCTAGGCTTTTCAAGATATTTACCCATGAGCTTTGCATCGACAAGAATTTCTGCAGGTTTAGTGTCACAAAGCATATGAATTTTAGGTCGACCGATTTGCGTATTATAGAGTTCATCGATGCGTCTATCGATCGCCGTCATGCCGTGTTTTGTCATGTTGAGAAATCGAGCAAAAATCCTTGACAGAAATAAATTTCTTCTGTTTGTTAACCAAAAATTATTAAGAGCAACCAATGCATCATATGACCAACTAAATTTGTTAGGCATCCATGGTCCATAGCCATGACTATAAATGCCGTCTTTGACAACACTAAGATTGCCGACCACCGGATGAGTATATTTGACTGCGAGACCAAAATCACCAATCTTTATTAGCAGGCGTGTTCGAGGAATATAGATCGAGGTTTCGCCAATGATGTACTCGAAGTAGTCATAGTCCACGAGGCGCTTACCGTTCCACGTCGTCGATGGCGTAATATACTGAAACATGATGTTACCAAAGTGCAAGTCGTTGTGTGAAATTTTCAATGCTTGATAAGTTGAAATGGCGTGCAAAACTTGAATAAGAATTTCCTCTATAGAGTCTTGAAAACGTGGACCGTATTGTATAGATAGTAGCGTTCCATCAATACGCTCCATAAACGTATAATTCTTTGCTCCATATCGACTTTTACATGTTGCAAAGGAAAAGGTATGAATGAAATTGATTGACGTGCCTTTCTCGTAGAACGTGCCCGCAAGTAAGGCTAGGATGTACTCGGAATATGCTTCGTTGTGACAGATGTATGAACCGACGGGAAAGACTACTTTTCGTTTGTATGACAGATCGGAATTGTCTGCGACAATCAATTCTTGATCTAACAAACACTCTACGGCAAAAATAGGAATGTAAAAGAGATTATCTTCATTCTTTCGCGGATTATACGCCTCTAAGAGTTTTTTGTCTACTGTCGCTTGTCGATATTCTTCTTCGTTGTCGGTAATTAACAAGTCCAACACGGATTCCTTTACAACATATTCCGTATTTTTTCCATCTTTTTCTATTTGAAAGATTATTCCGCCTTCTCCTTTACCAAGCTCTTTACCGAGCGTGATCGTCGAGCCTAGCAATGGACAAATATCATTAACAGGATTGGCAAGAAAGGAAACGATAGGCCCTCGAGTGTCGAATATGCGCAAGGTTTCTTCGCGATTGTTAAAAAAGATCTTAAGTATTTGCTCACTGCTAACACTCATTTGTCATGATCAAGTTTTTATTTTGTCACGTAACATGTGTGTTACGTGATGCGCATCACGCGTATCTTGCTTACGCGTAAGCGCTTACGCGTAAGCGCTTACGCGGTACCGATGAGAAGGATTGAGCCTTCGGGGCGAAGAAAATATTCTTCCATAAAGTAGGCATCATTCAAGGCGTCGGCGATATTGCGCTCGGTAAGCTTGTTGACGAATGGACGGTTCGCACTATCGGCAAAGAACTCTTTCTCAATTCCTTGATAATCTGCGTATGTGTAGTCGCCGTTTTTCTTAGGGTAACCAAGAAGATAAAAGATAAGATTGATGATAAAATTGTCTTCGCTGTTGTAGCTGAGAAACGCAGACAACGTGTAAAGTGGATCGTAAGCAGCATTGTAAAAATTCGGCATCCATGGTCCAACATAAGATGGGGTAGAAATTCCATCATTAAAAACACGCTTGGCTGCAACTACTGGGCTTGAATACTTACAGGAAAAGCCAAAGTCACCGATCTTCACAATGTACGCGGGTCTGGGCAGATAAAACGTATCAACCGAACCGTCCGACAAATCACGTATATCATACTGAATATAGTCATAGTCCATAAGGCGCTTATCATTCCACATAGTTTCCTCAGTGACCTTGACGTACATCACATTACCCGGATGAAGATCGTTATGCATCACTTTGTATTCTCGTTGATAGACAACAATAGCGTGAAGTGTTTGTATAACAATACTACGAAGCTCTTCTTCGGTAAGACCTTCGTCGCTGGCAAGTGACTTTACCGAACCACTGATGCGTTCCATAAAAGTGTAAGTCATAGGTGCGTGAACTTCAGGATCATCAACAGGATCGGCGCAGGTAACCATCGCATCCATACGTATAAAATTCATAGACTTTCCGCTTTTTGCGAGTTGACCCATAAGTAGGCCAATGAGGTATTCAGAAAATGCATGATTTTCGCAGATGTATGAGCCCGCCGGATACACGATATTATCATGAGGTTCGACCACTCGTCTGTATCTTGTTGGCGTTTTGGTAATGCAGCGTATAGCAAAAGTCGGGATCACTCGTTTTTTCGTTTCTTTGTGATTTTTGTTAAAGGCTTTCAATACGTTCTTTGGAATGTCGTGTTGAGCGTCAACCTGATCCGCTGCGTCATCTACTGGACCTTGTGCTTCATCCATAGCGAGTTCGTAATCTGCTGCTGCGCCTTTCGCTACAAACTCCGGAATAAGCTTTTTGTCAGATGAAACTACTTCATAGACCGTGCCCTCGGCACCGGCGCCCAAAACATCACCAAGACCTATGGTAGTGCCAAGTTGAGGGCAAATATCGTTGTCGGGATTAGAAAGAAGTTCTACGACGGATTTTCCCGCATTATAAAACGCATAAGTTTGGGCTTTGTTGACAGCAAGACTACGCTTAAAGCGTCTAATCTCTCTATCAACCTTTGTTCTGTTATACATTTTATCTTGGTCAATATTAATTTTAAGAAAAAGTTAACATGTCCGAGACGAATAACGAAAATTACTTTGATCAATCACGCGTCGTCAAAGAGTTGACAGCAAAGGACTTCAACGAAAAGGCGACATGGGAACTCAAGAAATCGGGTTGCACGTTTGTCCTTTTTTATGCCCCTTGGTGTCCTCATTGTAAGGCAGTTAAGAGTGAATGGGAGAAATTTGCAAAGATTTCGACGTTTGTCAAGGTCGCTGCATTCAATTGTGAAAAACAGAAAACGCATCTTCTTAAGATCAGAGAAGACATGCCTAACCTTGTAACTTCATACCCTACCATCATCTTCTACAAAAACTCAAAGCCCGTCGAGGCTTACAACGGAGAGCGAACCTCCACTGCACTACTCAAGACCGCGATGGAACTCTGTGATGGTTAACGTTTACGCGTTGTTCACGTCACACATCGTTCACGTCACAAGTGTGACGTGGTAGGTGACGTGGTAGATGGGCGTATTCACTTTGACTCTTGATGAAACTCGCCTAGGGTAAGAAAAACATCAAAATACTTAAACATAATATCAATGCTTTCTTGCTTGATTCCGCCATTTTTCTCGCCCAAGGTAATCCGTTTTTCAAAATATTCCACTTTCTCTTTGGGTAAGCCAGAAAAGATATTTTTCTTCTCTTTTACGAAGAAATCGATGTCTCTCTTACCAATTTTCTCCTTATGAGGTAACACGTGTTTGATCACATGCTCCATAAGATCTTTGTCAGAGAGTTTTTGAAAGAAAAATTCAACACATATCAAGTCTTCGATGTCTGACGGTCGGTTGAAGATGTCGACCTTGAGATCGTTGAGGTAACGCTTAAGGTTGTCTCTCAGTAGATTTTCATAATTTTGACGTTTTTTAGCAAGAGTAGTCTTTGACATATTTGATATTAATTCCATACATTTATTTAACTTTGTTCAATCATCATGGCACCGACCGTGGTAAATCTTTCTCTGAATAACCCAATGATTGTTCTCGTTGAGCTGCCATTTCTTTAGCACGCTCAAGTAACGAAGTCATTTTTGACGCTGTTTTTTTCGATGACTTTGTCGGCGTTGGCTCAGGCGTATCTTCGAAAATTTCAATCTGCTCCGGCTCATCTTCAGAAATTACTACAGTCTTTCTATTTTTCTTATCTTTCTTGCCTTTGGGCTTGGTCTTCGATTCGGGCTTGGGCGCGGGTTTCGATTCAGACTTCGATTTGGGCTTAGGCTTGGACTTCGATTTGGACGGAGGCGGAGGCGGCGTTTCACTTTCTTCTTCTTCGATTTCCTCGACTTCATCTTCTGGCTCTTCGATGTGAGTGGCAACTGCAACAGGCTTAGAGTGCGCTTTCTTGAGCATCTCTAAGACTGGGAAAATTTTGTCCAATCCTTCATAAAGCTGAATTTGACCTTCTTCAGTACCGATCATCAATGCCGGCACAGTTTTTACTGAAAAATACTGCCCACTTAACGCTATCGCACGTTGTTCAGCTGTGTCTAGTCGAACAACAGAAATAGGTATACGGTGTTCCTGAAGATATTCAAAACACGGTCGACAATTTTTAGATGTCGAGCTTACAAAAAGTACAACTTCGGCGATAGACATTGATAACAATAGGGAAGTTTTCTTTAACACTTAAAGTTTTGATTGTTTAATATATAATGGATCTCGATAAAATCTTCAGCGGGGTCAATACGGTCGACGCTTTTGATGTTGCGGTAAAATGCTGCAATCATCCATACTCGATCGAAGATTCGAGAAAAATCGTGTCAAAAATACAGACGAGCAAGACACTTTCTTTGCTTTTTGCTGCGGTAGATAAGCAAAATCAAAATCTTGTTGACGCATGCATCGATGACCCTCGTTTTCAAGGTCAAATCATTGCAAGCCCTATACTCATGATACGCACTCAAAATCTCTTTGACTTTGTTCTTCAACATTCACGTATTCGTGTGACGCAAGATCTTTTCATTGCTATCGGACGCATAAAATCCGAGAAGATGATGAAGTCGTACTTGGCTTCACCAAAATTCATCAATCCAGCTCCGTCTGATGTCGCATACGTAATTACCACATTTTCCGATTATCCTGAGTTTCTTTTGTCGTTTATTGAAGACCCTCGCATTGATTTGTCTACGCTTAGTCAAAAAACGGTTATCAAGTGCATAAAAAATGATAAAATTCGTGACATTTTTCTTCGACGCGGGCTTAATGCAGTGATATTACAACGTGCTCCATCACCACTATCACACACCGTGACCGCAGAAGTCCAATTATAAAAAATGACAAAATCTATCGAAAAGATAGATTTAAAATAAAATGACACTCTTTGGTGTGGGTTTAGATATAATAACAAAAGAGTGTGGTTGCGAACTTTATTTATCGTTTAATTGTACTGCAAATGGGCATAATCCGTATGAACTCGGCCCCATGGCAGCACTTTGTGTCAACCATCGCGATATAGGTATGACTATAACAAGAATAGAAACATTTCAGACAACATTAGAACAACAGCAGTGTCATTGTGGTCGTTCACGTATGATTAAACGTAATACGCCGACGGATCCGGCTTAATTTTTTTGTGATGTGTAATCACAAAAAATTGAATAAAGACTTCAAAAATCTATAACACAATACACTTTGTGAATTTTGAAAATGGGCGTACCTCGTCTTTTTCCTTTTCTTCGCGACCGTTTTGTAGGATCAGTGAAAAATTTTCAACCTGGCGAAATTGTTATACACAGTGACTATCTTTACCTTGACGCCAACGGCTTGCTACATGCGGCATTTCAAAAAGTCGAAAACTATGGAGAGAATAAGCGCCTTATCGATCCCTACAAGGATTATACGGTAGAAGAAAAACAACTCAAAGGCTTTGAGGTGTTCTTTGCGATGATTGAGCAAATTGTTGAAATTTGCGCTCCACGCAAGGTAATCTTTATTGCTATTGATGGATCAGCTCCTGTGGCTAAACAAGCACAACAACGTCAACGTCGTTTTCTTGGAGGTCGAGGTCGAACCGGCTCGAACGTCACGTTCGATACGAGTAAAATTACGCCTGGTACTCAATTTATGCTCGAGCTCACAAAGTTCATGAATACCAAACTTCGTGAAAAAGTCAATGATCAGTGGTCTTCGTTAGAGGTGATTTTTTCTCCGCCCACCGTACCCGGTGAAGGTGAACATAAGATGCTGCAGTACCTTCGTGATTTACCCGCGGAGATTCGGACTAAGGCGTTACATACCTTCATGTCGCCCGACGCTGATGTGATTCTCTTAGCCTTAGCGGCTCACGTTCCACACATTAATCTTCTACGTATCGATCAATACAACACGGGCTTCTATCATCTTCTCGACATTTCTCTTATTCGCGATGAATTACCAAAGGTGATTTGCGCAGCCCAAACAGCAAATGTCAATGATGTGAGTAATGATTTTATTCTTCTTTGTAATTGCGTCGGCGACGACTTCATTCCCAAGATCAAAGCCTTTTATCTTCTTGAAGACGGAATAGAAACGATGATCGACGTTTACACAAAGATCACACATCGTGGATCTCGAGGCACCTTGACGACCTTCAACACGGTCAAGGGTCTCTACGAAATCAACATCAAACTCTTGTGTGATTTTTTCAAAGAACTTTCGACGCGAGAAGAAAAGATGATTTTTGAACAACGTAAGATCAAAATTCTTGATCCTCGTTTTCGAGACCATACGCTAAAAAGTCATATTCGTGAAGTCAACGTCGCCGGTACCGATGAAACACGTTCGACCTTTGACTTTGTAAATTACCGCAAAAATTATTATCTACGAAGTCTTGGCAACGCGGAGAAAAACGTCGGCGCCGTCGACGACGACGAAATTGACCAGCTAGTGATACGCTATCTTGAGACCTTTGTTTTCATCTTCAACTACTATGTTAACAAGTTACCGAGCTGGACTTTCTTCTTTGACTACTATTATCCTCCGTTGCTCATGGACATTTCCCGTATACTTTGTGAATCGCGATCAAGACCGATTTTCACAGGAGGTTTTGACAAGAGTCAACCGTCTCTGCCGTTCGTTCAATTACTTACTGTAATACCTCCGAGCAGCTCGTACTTGTTACCTAAACCTTTTCATGCTCTATATCTTGATCCTCAGTCAGTGTTGGTCAAAAATGGTACGTATGACATGAACTTCGAGATCGACTACGAAGGCAAACGGCGCGAACATGAAGGCGTAATGAAACTCAAGTTCGCCGATGTAGGTCTGATTAAAGAGCAATATGCAAAGGTCGCAAAGACTCTCAAATATCGTTATGTGAGAAACGAATTTAGTCATCCACACAAGTTCGTCTATGACAAGTCGCACCTTGTTCGCTACACTTCAGACTACGGCGACATCGATCGACTTTGTGTAAGAAAAATAATCATAGAGTAATGTAGATTGCGATGAACTTCAACCAAAGTTTATGGGCTGCGTATCAGCCAGGATATGTTCATCCGGACTTTGTTCCCTATATGCGTTATCCTGTTCAGGATGACCAAGGCAATGTAGTGATGCTTAACACTTGGAAACAGCAAGGTCCATCGTGTCAAAGCGTTAATCCGGGGCTCGTGCGGAAAAATTGGGGCATGCGCTTTGCCTTGAAGTTTCCCAACGACCCTTGCCCCTCGGGGTTTGTCAAAGGTGATGATCAATACTGTTACACTCGCGAGCTCGACTATGAACCGGTTTTCTATACGAAGAAAGCATTTGTTGCAAAGAATCAGTATCTTGATGGTTATACCGAGCCTAATCGCGCTCCTCGACGCGTTTCGCAGCCCACTGACATGCGATCAGTTAATCCTCTTACCGGCAAGTATGAGATTTTCTATCAACCGTGTCCGTCTAGCGTTGACGGTAAATATGGTTTGGCGCCTACCAGTGACTCTTACCTCTAACGAACAATTACTTCACACGTGTGTGTGAAATATCAAAAAAAAACGAAATGTAACATCATGTAGTATTCATGTCTTACAATGAATTACGCAACGCTTTTTACCATTGAATTGTTGAAGATCAAGGCTCAGATCGAAGCCGTTCTTGATTTTCGAGACGAATTTCTTATCAGACGCAAAAACATTGATGACATCTGTCCAGAAATCATGATCAAAATATTTTCCTACCTTACACGTGTAAATCTTGTCAGATTACAGCGAGTTTGTAAGGCATGGCAAATATTGAGTAACGATTCGACCTTGTGGTCGGCTCTTGGCCGCGTGGATCTCAAGAAAAATATTAAAACTAGTGACGAGTACTTGAGATATTGGTGGCTAGAGAAGTTTGGACTTATCGGTCGTCAAATGATGCTTACCAACGTTGATATTAACTGTTTATCTTACGGCATCGCAACCGTTAGAAGTTGCAAAGGTTTGACCCTGATACCTAATTTGAAACAACTGCTGATAAAACATGGCAACTTGGCAGCTTTACCCGATACCATTTGTCATCTTACACAACTTATTGAGCTTACTTTTAGCTTTTGTATGTTAAAAAGCATACCGGAGGAAATTGAAAATCTACAACGCTTGCGTTTTCTCAATCTTACATGTAACAATCTCAAAACTTTGCCATCTTCATTGAAAAAACTTACTTCATTGGAATGTCTTATACTTGATGGTAATTATTTTACCAAAGTTCCCAATGTGATTAGTGAACTTTCGCTCACACGCTTAACAATGAATGATGGTTCGTTAGTTCACATAGATAATTTGTGGAAAATGACAAATCTCAACGAGTTGAGTCTTAAAAACAATAAGATAGCAACTATTTCTAGCCTTATTGGCAATCTTATCGGATTGAGAACTCTTAACATCTCTAAGAACAAGATTCGACGTTTGCCTTCATCTATTGATTTATTAACCGACTTAAACACTTTTTATTGCAACAACAATGAGATTAGCGGTTTATCTGATAATTTCGGCCAAGCATTAACGGTTGCTGATATCTCAGGAAACAAGTTTTCTCAAGTGCCCGTATGCTTCAAACGCTCTATGCAGTTGCAATGGCTAGAGATAATGTACAATGCAATTACCGTTTTGCCTTCGTTTCTCTACCACGTTTCTAATGTCAGTATATCTTCTGACCAAATATCTGCTAAAGGTTATCGTGAACTTTGTGAAATTGGTGTACGTGTTCATGTAGTAAGGTAATAAAAAGATAACCTTACAACGTTGTAAGGTTTTGAAAAAAAAACGAAATTAAAAAATCCTTTTCTTGACAAACACTACACGCTAAAACAAATGTTTATCGAAATTCTTGACAAGTTGGCTAAGGGATTGAATACTGATCTTGCCTTGCTCAAGGAGAAACATATTGCGCTTGGCGTTGAGGATTTGGCATTGGCATGTGCGGATTTTACCTTTATCGATCCAGATTGGGCGTTGTTGGCAGGAAGAGTCATTGCTTGGGACTTGCAACAGCGTACGGCTGCATCGTTCAGTGAAGCTACCGAACTCATGAAAGTGCTGCTCAATGAAGATTATTATAATTTTGTTATGGATCACTCAGAGCAACTGAATTGTTTGATCGATGCTGGGCGCGATTTTCGCTTTGACCTTTTTGCTATTTGTACGCTCACCAAGTCCTATCTGGCTCAGGTCAAGGGTGAACATAACCTTATTGTCGAAACGCCGCAATATATGTATCTGCGTGTTGCAGTCTATTTGTGGTTTAATACCTTCAAAGAGGGTCACGCTTTTCACACCTCGACCAATCCTGACTTGCATCTTGCGCTTACCGAGATCAAGAAGGTCTATGACATGCTGAGTTTGGGCCGAGCGAGTCACGCATCGCCAACAATGTTTAACGCGGGTATGAAGCGTTCGCAGTTGGCGTCGTGTTACCTACTCGACATTCAAGACAATATGCTTTCCATCACCAAATCGTGGACAGACTGCGCATTGATCTCGATGAACAGTGGAGGTATTGGCTGCAATTATAGTAAGCTACGTCATTCAGAGATTGGCTTTCATGGAAAGAGCAAGGGTGTGGTTTCTTGGCTAAAAATCAAAAACGAAGTTCTCGCTGGTGTTGATCAAGCCGGGCGTCGCAAAGGCTCGGGCTCGATGTTCCTTCGTGACTGTCATATGGATATTTTTGAATTTTCTGAACTTAAAGAAGGCGAAGGACCTGAAGGCATGCGAGCACGTGACTTGTTCTATGCGATAATGGTTTCCGACCTTTTCATGCGTCGCGTTGAAAAAGACGAAATGTGGTCATTGTTTTGCCCCAACAAGGCTAAAGGACTCTTTGAATTGTGGGGAACGACCTTTGAGTCTGCGTACGTGAACTTTGAGAAGTCGGGCATTGCAGACAAGAAAATCCGTGCAAGAGAATTGTGGCAGCACATCCTTCGTCAACAAATCAAGACCGGATTGCCGTTTATCGTTTATATGGACGCGATAAATGATAAGAGTAATCAAAAACACTCGGGCGTTATTCACAACTCAAATCTTTGTGTAGAGATCGCTGAGGTAACTTCGGAGAAAGAAATCGCGTCGTGTACCTTGGCTAGCATCAGTCTTGGTGAATGTGTGAAAGTCACAGGAGACACCAAGTATTTTGACTTTACCGCGTTAGAGGAAATTACTAGACAACTCGTTCGCAACCTCAACCAAGTCATCGATCGCAATTTCTATCATCTGTCAATTCCCGAGATTCCCTATTCGAATTTTCGCCATCGCCCAATTGGTGTCGGTATTCAAGGTTTGGCAGATGCTCTTGCCCGACTTGACCTTTCTTGGGTAGAACCTGTTGAGAATTACTCTTCCGCGGACGCGTGGGAGGGTAGTTTGAAAATGTCAAAGGCCGCGGGTGAACTTAACCATCAAATCTTTGAAACTATCTATTATGCTGCACTTAAGGAAAGTTTAGCGCTGGCGAAGATTCACGGAGCATACGAAACCTTCTCTGGTAGCCCACTTTCTCAAGGTCTCTTTCAGTTTGACCTTTGGGCTCCGTCAAAGCGAAACTATCAATCTCGCATCACAGACAACGAATGGTCGAGTCTACGCTCAGAAATCATGCGCTTTGGCACTCGGAATTCGCTTTTGGTAGCGCTAATGCCGACTGCTAGCAGTGCTCACATCTTGGGTAATGCAGAGTCATTTGAGCCATTCAACGAATACATCTATGCGAGAACCGTACTTAGTGGCCAATTCACTATTGTCAATCGTCACCTCGTCAATGACCTTAAGGAAATTGGAATGTGGAATGGCGACACCGTGACCAACATTATGGCCAATCACGGCAGCATCGGCAACCTCTCAACTGCAACACAGCGTAAGCGCCTGAATTATCTTAAACTCAAATACCGCACAATCTATGAAATTCCTCAAAAAGTTCTGGTTGAAATGTCTGCCGACCGCGGCCGCTTTGTCTGCCAGACGCAATCATTCAATTGTCATATGGTCAAGCCCACCTTCACCAAGCTCAATGCTTATCACTTTTACGCTTGGCAAGAAGGACTAAAGACTGGAATGTACTATCTTCGCCAGCTTGCAGGCGCGACACCCATCAACTTTACCTTAACTTCATCAACGGAGATCAAGTGTAATGACGAAATTTGTACCTCGTGTCAGGCGTGATCGCATAGCGCTGGGGGTAACCCCCCGGACCCCCTATTTTTGTGACTTCTTGTCACAAAAAATATTTACACTCACAGATTAGTCATTTCAAAATTCTTTTCGTTTTTTGCGTCTTCGTAGGTTCTGTAAATCTTCAACTCGTCCCAGTTAGGGTAGCTGCGGTCTAATGAAGAGGAATAATCCATGTTTGTATCGCCAAGCTTCATCATTTGAATGCTATAGACCTTGAAATGCGCAAGCAATTCCAAACCTCGCTCGTATGTATCGATCAACGCCCAAATCTTTCCATCTTCTGTCTTCTTGAAGCCTTCAAGATTCAACTCGTAGTCTCCGCGATTTCGTGACGCTCTGATGATATCCAGAAGAATGCGATGATCACGATTGTTTTTGATACGAACAATAGGACTTCGACGACCCATTTGAAAAGATAAAAATATATTGCATTGTCATTGATTATTTCATTTTTTACTTAGTACCGATAAAAAGTGAAATCTTTGTATGCAATTATTGCACACACACAAAGATGACTGAAATTCCAATTCCGCCTGCTCCGACCGTACCTCGCAAATCTCCTCTTGATGGTAAACCACTTGACTATGAGAGTGCGCAACCTTATCTTCTCAATCTTTACCGCCGACGTTCCACATTATTATCGGTTTTGCCTTTGGATGTGATAAAGATGATCGGAAAATACCTTGTACCTCAAACAACAAAAGACAAACGCTTTGCTCTTTCGGTGATTCCTACATGTCGCATTTCTCGTTTTAGTTACATTAACGGAGTAAAAAACGGTTCTTACATATCGATTCTTGGTTCAGTGATAGAAACTGGCACCTACAAGAACGATCGACTGGAGTTTTCCAACGTGATAAGTGTCCATATGAATGAAATTACCATTGTCTATCACAAATATCCACGTTATCAAAAAATAACTTACTCAAACAAAAGACTCATTATACGCATTGACTCTTACAAGCAATCCTCTGAAACGAATGAAGTATCAGGCGATATGAATGGTCTTAAGCATGGTATATATATTTCTTGGATGCATGGAAAAATTTGCCTATGGGAGCGATATGTAAATGGCAAACGTGTTTATCTATCGAGTCCTCGTCGTCGATGTTGTCTCGATCGCGAGGAGTCGTATGAAGGATTCAGTTTGAGCAAGCTGTTTCTTGAATAATCTGTGCAGAAACTTCGATGTTACCGTTTTATTCAAAAGAATAAAAATCTGTTGGGTCAATAATCTTGGCCTTTTATAATTGAAATTGATAAATGCTACGAATTGCCGTTATTGCAGCGGTCATTTTTTCGCTTTTACTCTATTTACTCTACATAGAATCTGTAAAGTCTAAGTGTCCGTATGGCGTACGGCTAGACGATCATGATGACGTTTCAAAAGAATTAGCGAAGGTTCCAGACGATAGACTCGCTCCTGGAAGCCAACAACTAATACCTCAAATTATCATTCAGACCAATCGTTCGCGACAAGTGCCTAAGGGCATGGCCGACACAATGCACGCCAATCTTGACCTCAATCCCGACTACGGCTTTATCTATTACGAAGACCATCAACAACTGCCGTTTATCCGTTCTCATTTTCCTCTAGCGGTAGCCGAAGCCTATGAAGCATTGATACCAGGAGCCTATAAGGCCGACCTCTTTAGGTATTGTGTTTTATACATTAGAGGCGGTGTTTATATAGATTCTGCTATGAAGCTAGAATTACCCTTTAGTGAAGTTCTTCGGAACAACGATACGTTCGTGTCGCCGCTTGATCGTTCGCCAGACCAATCTAGCAGCATTTTCAATGCATTTATGGCAACCGTCCCACGACACCCTATCGTTGCAAGAGCTATCGACATATCAGTTTATAATATCAAAAATAGACTTTATACACATAATCCTCTTGGTATTACTGGACCTCTTGCACTAGGAAAAGCGTTTGAAGAGTATATGGGAGAAAAAGCTATGAAAGACAAGGATTATGGAAATGGTGTTCGAATCGTTTTTCACAAAGTTGATGACAAGTGTCGAAGTGGAGAAATTCTAGACGGCGACAAACTAGTCTTATTCACTCGCTATTTAACATATCTTTCAACAGACAGAAAATGGTATTATCCGAGGCCACACTATTCTCAATTATGGGATGAGCGAAAAGTCTATGTTAATTAACATGCGAACGCTGAAAATACAAGAAAATCTTTCAAGTTTATTTCTTTAACCCATTTTATTAATCTCTGTAACATAGATTAACAATGACTTTTAGTCGAAAAAAGATCGGCCAACAAAGACAATCGACTTTGTTGCATGTTTTTGTGATCGAATATTTTTATTTTTTTAGTGATCACAGAAGATCAATCGGTGTTGAAACGGAGTAGTTTTGATAAGCCCGTCGACGATAAAAATTCAAGACCTAGTCGATATCTGTCAAATGCTCGTTGCTAAGAAGATTTACGTTCAACAGGTGCCCGATAGAAAATTCCAAAAAATTTCGTGAGGGGGTACCCACGAAATTTTTAAAATCAATATTTCACTCCAAACCTAAGGTTAGCCCTATTTTTCGATC